TAAAAGTTAGAAGCAGGTATTCCTTTCTTACCGATGCTACCTACTATAGTCCAAGCAGTTTGATCATAGGTCTGAAACTTACCTTTGTTGCTTCTGAACTGAATCCTGCGATCTTCTACCCATTTCCTTATTGATGAGAATGGAGGATTCTTTCCTGCCTTTCTTCCCTTATCTACCCACTCACCATATTCATTCATCAGGAAGTCAAACTCAAAAGAGTTAGGCATAGCCTTGAAATCATAGTCTAGAGATTCATACAGGCTATTAGTTACATTCTTCTTCTTTCTAGTAAGGTTCTTTCTTGACTCCTTTACCAGATACTTCCCGAACTTATCTAATACTCTTTTGGTGTTCTCTCCCTTCATCTAACAGATGTTATTAGGGTTTATAGCCTCTATCTGTAGTGTGGCTTTCCATCCACATATATTGGCTTCCATATCTTCGTCAAAAGGATCTGCAACAGGATCGTTAATCAATCTGAAGTAAGCATCATACTGATCACCTCTTCTGAATGTAGCTAGGATCTCAGAGATTGCCGAAAGTGTTCTATGGTACACATCCTGCTTCATCATGTTCCCCTCGTATAGATCCTTAGCCTCTTTGCTATAATCTACGATATCCATGACTAGAAGATCAAACTCATATGTAATAGTTCTCTCTCCTAGAGTTGCAGTTCCTGTCATCACATGAGCAATAGGAAACATATCCTGCTTCCTGAAATCTAGATCAAAGATATCTCCCCAAGTTACTTGGTTGATCTGATCATTTGCTGATGCAGCACTCTCAAGTGCTTCTGTAATTTGATAATATCCCTTCTTCATATAATTAAAAAACCCTATTCGCTAAAATAGGGATAAAAAAAAGAGGAGATCCACCACAGACCTCCTCAACCAAACCATCTAGCGAACCACCACTAGATACCTAAATGTATTTCATCTTCTTCATCCTCGCATCTACAATCGTAGTAATCAGGATCAGTACACTCTCCGCAAACGCCACAAGTGGTGTCTTGATAATACTGATGGCTTTCTAACTCCCAATCTAGATATCCCATTACTCAAAGAAGTTTAGAATGTTAAGTAATGTGCATTCAAAACCGAATACTGATGCTACTCTTGAAGATTCATTCAGAGTAAGATCTAAGCAGTATCTGTTATTTTGTAATGCGTTGATTAGTGTAGTTGTTGAGATCGGGTAGAGGATCATTTCCTGATCCAATACCTTAATCGCTTCTGGGCTTAACTTTTCGTATAAATTCATCACGCAGGTATTTCAAGGTTCTCAGAAACGAACTCATACAAAGAAACATACGCAAGTTGCGTTATGCTCGTAATCTCTCCGAACTCGTTATCCTTCCAATCAGTAATGTGTAATGCTCTTACAATCTCAAAGCAGTCTGCGTAATAGGTACATTCTCTGTCAATCTCTTGGTGGATTATGTCCCAAGCATCACTAGGATGTTCTTGATTGATAGTGTCTTTTAGATCTTCTAGGAAATCGTACTCGTTAAATTCTTTCATCTGTCTCTCTCTTTATCGTTTCAACACCGCTAATCTCTAAATACTTTTTGAGTTATCAAAATAAATTTTTGATTATTTTTTATTCATTAACGATCTCTCAACCTCTGCCTTGTCTATCTCATACTCTAGATATGTGAGCGCAGTTCTTAGAGGTAACTCCGTTACTTTTTCAAATCGTAAGAGATCTCCTTGAGCAATCTGATGTACTGCTCCATACCATCCCCACTTCCTTGAGAAGTTAGATTGTGCATCATATCCTTCTTCCCCTCCTTCTCCAAAGATTGTAGGAAAGTTATCTGTAAGTTGGTTGCGATACGATAAAAAAAAAGCAGACAACCTAGAAAGATGTCAGCAGATAGATCCTGAAAGCCTAAGCCATCGTGTACCTCTGGATCGTAATTCTCAATGCTATGCCTTCCGAATACCTTCTTAGTGATAGGTCTATACAATACGCCTAAAACCTTCTCAGCGTTCTTGTAAGGCTCTTTTAGGTATGTATCTAGATCAACATACTCTCCCATAGATATATCTTCTATCTTAGGATGAAAGCCGTACTCCCTCCCCTTGAATTGGAATGTCTTTATCAGGTTAGGTTTCTCGCATAACACTTGCCCTATTTGATTCCTGATCAGATCCAGATCTTTCTTCTTCATCCCTTCCTGTTGAGCAGGAGTCAATCCACAGAAATGGTATAGGGCTAATTCATCACCATTCTCCTCATTCGCTAACAGAACGAACTTTTTGTATACAGATAACTTCACATCTGATAGATTCTCTGGAATCTCTATGCTAACGGATTGTGTACCTTCCATAGTTAGGTTTGCTTAGTTTATTATACACCCCGTATCTCAACGCATCAATAAGGTGATTGTATTTATCTTCAGGCTTGTTTAACAAGTTTCCATTCTTATCCTCAAGCCACTTATAGTTCTCCATCTCCTTCATGAGATTACTTCCCAAGATATGGATCTTATATCTCTTCAGCATATCAATCCCTGCATTAACAGAGTCTGCTCCCTTCTGAGTAGGTTTTATATTCCATCCCATTCTATGTAGTTCCTCTATACTTTTAGGCTCTGAGGAATCGCCAAAGATCTCGTCATACCTCCCTATATCTAGTTTCTGAAATTCTCTGTTCAGATCCTGATTTGTTAGGTTAGTTGAATACAACAACTCCTGAAAGTAAAGGTTATCACCCTCCTGATAGCATCCCACAAGTGCCGAAGGATCGTTAGTGAATCCAAAGTCAAGACCAAACGAAAGGAACTTAGCAGTAGTAGGGATCTGCTGAATTGTAGTGAACTGAAACACCTGTGCTCGGTTCGTTCCTCTCTCCCCTAATCCGTATACCCTCCAATAATGCTCATCTGTTTCTTTTAGTCGCTCTATCTCCTGAATGATCGTAGGATCTAGGAATGGATTGTCCTTGTAAGTTGTTTGATAGAAGTCTGCATCATCTCTTGGTATCACTCTGTCATAGATCCAATGAAATGTATCTGAAGGGTTGTAATCTAGAATGATCCTGCCGTTGGTACGGAATACGATTTGCTGCCAATCCTCAAAGGTCAATTCATTAGCCTCGTTCAAGAATGCTAGATCTCTCTTCCTACCTCTGATCTTCTGAGGCTGATCCATTGAGATGAACTCAACTCTGTTTCCGTTAAGTATGTATTCGTTAGATGACTTGTTATGGTTTTCTTCCCTGTAAAGATCTACTCCTTTTATAATGTCTAAGAAGTCCCTCATTACTGAGGAGCGAACCGCAGGGAATGTCTTCCTAGCTATCGTAATGGTTTTGTTTGTGTTCTTATCGCAATAGTAAAAGATAATCCATAAGAGGATGTTATAGGTCTTACCAGAGCGTGTACCGCCCTGTTCTACAACTATCTTCTTATCTGACCTCTTAAGATGTCCGTAAACCTTATTTACTCGGATCTTACTCATCTAATTCCTCTACCTCAAATGTCTTCAGACCTTCATGGGCTATCTCTTGTCTCTCAACATAACCTCTCTTTCTGCCTTTTGTCTTTAGGTAGAATATGATTGCAGTAGGATTCTCTTTTGTTATTTGCTGATGGAGTTTTGATTCAGCGTAATCTAAAGCTACATTCTCAAGATCTTTTACCGCTTTGCGGTATTCAGGATCTGAGTCCATCCATAGGTAGTGAGTAGTCCTACCTACACCTACATTCCTACAAGCCGTTGTTACTACTCCTAGACTTTGTTCAAGAGCATCAAGCATTGCCTTTTTATGGTGTTCAGTTTTGTCCATTTCGTATTGCTTTTAGTATCGTGTTAAAACACTCCTCTGTTTCCTCCTTTGTATTGTTAGGAAGGATCTTTATAGTGTTTCTGTTCTTTATGTTTTGGATCTTAGTCCTCTTCGCCTTCTTGAATTGTTCTGTTTGATTGTCTTGTCTTTTCTCGTGTCTTGCTTTTAGGGTCTCCTCTGTTACCTCAAGCACGAAGATCTCGCATTGTTTTTGATCAAACAGGCTCTGATTAAATAACCTATCCCCTTCAAACACGAATGTTGAATCAGGCTTTCGGTCTATTAGTTTAATGAAGTCAGGCTGAACCGCCATGCTGAGTTTATCTGTTCCGCAAAACACAGAGTTGTCATAGATCCCTATGAAGTAGATGTCTTGATCTTTAGCATACAAACCTCTGACCAATCCGTATGAGAAGGTCTTTAGAGGCATATGCTGCTTTATGATCTGCTTCATTAGGGTAGACTTGCCTGATGCGGGTTCGCCTCCTAGTGCTATAATTCTTTTAGCCATTTCCTGTCGTATGTTTCTTGTCGGAAGTCCCAAAGTGGAGACCAATCAACTCCATCCTTGATATTGTTCTGCATCTTATCAATCTCCTTGCGTTGCCTTTCAATATAGTAGCCTATGTAACGCTTTCCCTTTTCATACTTTTTATAAGCACATAAGGTTGTTTCTATGTTCCAGATGTTTTTATGTTGTATGTTAAATTCCTGCATCTGGCTCTTCAGTTCCTTGAACTTGTATTGAAGGTAGTCTATATGTTTCTTAGTTAGTTTCCTGTTGTTTCCGTGAGTATCTAACTCATAGTGTCCTAAGTGATACACGAGTCCGTTACGACAACTCTCTGCGTTCTTTAGGTCTAGGTATGTAGGTTCTAAATCATATCCTGTTAGCACATTGACCATCTCAAGGTAGATAAACATAGTAAACCTTCCGAAGTTCCTTATTTGAGATAGGTTCGTGTAGCAGTTATCGTATGTGTTTTGAGAAGTAGGCTGCTTCAAAGAAAGAAAGTGTTCTGCCTGAGATCTCCCTGCGAGGAGATTCTTATAACTAACGAATGTCTCAACGAACTTGTCTTGTGTTTTTACCCTTAGGCGATCTGTTTGAAAGAGGGTTTTATGTTTGTTTTGATCCCACCAACGCTGAAGGCGATCTACATCTACATTCTCGTAATCAGGAAACTCATTGTAAACATAGTAAACCATTGTAGCGGAATAGCAAGTACCAAACAGGAAAGCTAACCAATAACGCTGCTCAAGATTAAGTTCAAAACGATCTGCGACATACCTCAAACAATCGTTGCTTGGATCTATGTCTTTCGCCTTAGAGGATTCTATGTGATAGTTTATGTAATCCACCAGATGTTTTTCTTTGATCCCTTTTTGTTCTCCTCAACTCCTACTTTAGTCATTCCCATAGCCTCGTAGAATTTATTACCAGCCTCGTTAGATTGATTACACTTTAACATTAACGGCTTTGGAAGATGTTCAAAGAATGCCCTTCCTACTCCTTTTTGCTTTTCTTCCACCGCTATTTCGTATAAAACAAAAGCAGAATACTTCTTTGAATATCCGTATCTCATGAAGCCGCAATCATCTATTACGACATATTTATGTTTTGCTTTACCTGTTAGGTAATCATCCCAGACATAAAACAAATTGAAATCTCCGATCTCTTTGCTATGCTGCTTATAGAATCCCTTAATGAACAAGGCATCATCTATGTTCGCTAATCTAACTTTCATACACTTTGTAAGGCTCTAATTCTATTGGGTTGAAGGATTGATCAACTCGCTTAAAGATATCTCTTGTAGATGCGTAGAACTCTGCGTTGTCATAAGAGAGTTTCCATAGTGGGCGGTTCTCGTTTCTTATAGCAATGAGTTTATTGTCCTCTGTTAGTAGCATCCCTGCGAACGATCCTTTAGTGTTGCGAATGTATTCTTGAATCTTATCAGGATCTGATCCGCAAAGCCTTAATACTATTTCACCATCATTATCCGTTTCCATCTCTATTCCGTAGTGTTGCTCCATCTCCTGCTTTGTACGCATGTCCAACACCCCGTTAAAGACTAAAGATATATTGCCTATCGCAATCGGTTGATTGTTGTCGTGATTCTTATAATCTCCACTAGTAGAATATCTGTTATGATAGATGATCTTGTTAGCATTAGGGAACTGAACATCATCAATGTTATGGTACTTAATGGTTATCACCTCTTCATCATAAAAGGAGAATCCAAACGAATGAATACCCCTTATTTTACTCTGACAAATAATCTCCTTTAAGATCTCATAGTGTTCCTTCTTAGGATCGCTACAACTATACCCGACAACACCACACATACTAATTTAATTTGTCTCCTCGTTTCCTGTTCTTGGCTATGTTCATTTCTTCATCTGCTGATCCGCAGCTAACCATATTTTTGCGGTAATACATTACTAAGCTAACACGCTTTGCATCCTCGTCAATCTTATTGATAGGAGTGTTTCCGTGCCATTGATGTACATCCACTAACAACAAGTCGCAGTTCTGAAGATCAAACGCAACACCCCACTTAGGCACTACGAAATAACCGCCTGTATAACGACCTTTACGAAGTACAACGAGGTTACCAAAACCCTTCTCAAAATCTCCCTTATCAGTATGTACTGCGGTTTGCCAATTCTTATTTACGGTTATCGTTGTGAATGCCGTATTAGGTATAACGAAGTCTTGAGAGGTGCTATCAGCTACCTCCCTCTGTAACTTATAGTTCTCAGGCATTAACTCAGCATACTTAGTGTCTACCAACTTGATGATTGGATAGGCTTTCTTAAACTTAGCAAACTGCTTTTCATTGAATGCCGTTTGGCGGCAATAAGGGAACCTAGCATTACGATCAAAGTAGCCTATAATACCGCTATTCACTTGACCTGCTATGTTAGTGTTAGATATTGTACCATCCGATTTTAGGCGCATAGAAGTAGACTTGCCGTTCTCTTTCAAACCTGCGCTTGAACCCCTGTTTGAAGAGATCGCTGATACGCTCTTAAGACTTTCGTAAGCATCTTTTGCTATGTTAGCAGGTATAACCTTCTTTCTGAATTTAGCAATGCACTTCCCTGTTTCAGAGCAATACACATTCGCATCCTCTGTAAAGAGTACATTGTAATCCTTTTCGCCTAATAGATCTCCTCTGAGTTTGTTTACCTCCTCATCAGTTAATCTAGGTGCTACTTTGTATTCCTTAACCTTCATTGATATCCTCGTATGCTTTCTTCATTACGCTAAAGATCGTGTCAGTTAGGTTGTCCGTTCCGTGTACTGCTCGTAGTTTCAACTCCCATTCTTTTAATAGAGGCTCTGTTTCTGTATTGAGAAACAACTGAACCATCTTCACATGAGATCCTTCTAGGGCATCTTCTGGGAAATCATAATCACCTGTATCAACAACATCGCTATCAAACACTGCTTCGTCATCCCATTTAGGTATATCAAGTCCCCAATCTTTTAGCAAGTTTGTGTCCCATGTGTTAGCAAGTACATCCCAATCCCATTCACCGAATGAGGAGTTGTCCTTGATGATGAACTCCCTTTGTTGATCTTCTGTTAGGTTGTCGGCAAGGATAATAGGCACTTCCTTTAGTCCTGCTGCTTCACAAGCACGAAGTCTCATATTACCTCCTAACACAACCATGTCGCTATTTACAACTATCGGTCTAAGATCTAACATTTGAGGAAACTCCTTAATGCTCTTGACTAGCTTGTTAAACTTATAATCCTTGATAACTCTTGGGTTATCACGATTTGACTTAACCTGCTTAATATCTACTCTTTCCATAATTATATAACCTTATTGATTTGTTTTGCGTTTACGATCCTCTCTGATAATCTGATTGATCATCTTCTGATTTAACCTTCTCTGCGATCTATTAGGTTGAGCAGGTGAAGGAGGTAAATCTACGAACTTTCCTAAGAACGATTGCTCATCTCTAGATAACTGACCTCTTAAATGTACTTGTGTTAGAATGCTGATAAACATTTCTAAGTTTTTCCTATTCACTAGGATCTGTTCGCTCTTGCTCATTATTTATTTATTCTAAAAGTAAACCATTGCACAAAACACTCATCAGGATTCTCCTCAATCATAAATAAATGCCAACTCCAATTACCCGAAGCCACTCTTAAGATAGTTACATTCCACCACTTCTCCTGTATTCTATTCCATCCGAATAGTTCAATGTCAAAATACTTATGCATAGTTAATCGTTTTCAATTCCGTTATCATCTAAATCTCGTAGACACAAATCTGTTATACTCATATCTCTTTGGTGTTAAAGGTTTTGTAGAAATCTTCAAATGTTCCGTCTCCGTCACATTCATACATACCATCTTGCCAAGCAGACTCCATCACCTCTTTCTCTTTCTCAAGCATTGCTTCGGCTGCCTCAATACACGGAGCAACCTCGTAAGAGTCTCCGTACTTGGCTATTTCCCACATTTGGTCAATCAACTCCTGCATTGGTGTTTTCATTTCTCTTTTGTTTTAAAGGTTTCTAATTTGCGCCCATTATTATTGGTGTGCGCCTATTTTTCTTTGGTGTTAAAGGTCGTGTTCTACATTCTGTCTCTCAACATACCTGCGCCACATATTAGCAGACCAAGCCTTTCGCTGCTGCTTGTTAGGGTAAACTTTTCTGAGCCTCGCATTCGCAATGCGTAGGAATTGATTCATCTTGTTCATATCAATCTATTATGTATGTCCTTTAACCATTGAACTCTATCAGGTACATCTCCGTACTTAATATGATCTGCTCTGCATAGAGCCATTAGGTTCTCTATTCTGTCCTTGTCCTT